GTTTGTTTTATGTTATTTAGTTTAGGAGTGGTGAATTAGAGGGTTGGCAGTTGCGTCAACCCTTTCCATTTTAAAAGGTAACCCCTTGCGTCTTTGCGTAATCAACCACCGCACGGGCATGACAAAGCGCCAATGTATTTTGGAAGGCTGGGTCGAACATCATGACGGCATCTTTGTAATTGGTAAAGAAACCGTTTTCCGATAAGACGGCTGGCATACTGGTTTGGCTCAGTACAAAGAAATTAGCCTCCTTGTCTGGGTCATTGTCAATCGTATCCATTCTGTAAACCCATTTTGGGAAAGCCTCTTTGACTTCATTGAATAGGAAGGTGGCGTAAATATCAGCTTTTGTTTGTCCTATTGACGTGAACACCTCAAAGCCCCTTGCCGTTGGCGTTGCTGCGTTTCCGTGGATACTTAGGAACAACGAAGCTTCATAGTTCTGAGCGTTCATGTTTGCCTTTGCTACGCGCTTTGTTAGGCTAACATCAATAACAGGGTCGTAAACATTGATAACCGACATTCCCCAGTCCTTTAAATACTGCTCAATCTTTGCCGCGACTTCACGGTTAAACACGCCTTCAAAGAACCAACCGTAGCCATGAAACATTGAGTTGTTATGCTGGAAGCACTTTGAGGGGTAGGTCGTATAATTAAAGGGTAACTTTTTCTTTGCATCGATGCCGCCGTGACCAGCATCAAGGAATACACAAAATTTACTTGCTTTCATATTTATATATTTTTAAGGGCGACGCAAATCAATGCACCGCCCTGTAAACGCATAAGGTAGCGATTCTGTCTGCGCCTATAATTTAAACCCGATGAGCGAAAAAGCTGCGGAAATAATAGAAAATTTTGGTGGTAAACTAACCGAAATCTCTTTTCCAGCACATTCGCGGCTTGTCTCCTTAATCTTATCCCAAATGATTTGAGCAAGTTTAACATATTCTCGCCATGTAAATTTGACCTTCTTTCCATCATCAGTAAGAAGTACATTTACCTCTTGCGCAAGTTCCGCAAAATTGAAAGCGTAACAACTCACTGAACCTAAAGGACTGGAAATTGTGTCTGCATTTTTTAAAACTTCTTTAAAATTAGTTTCCATGTTATTTATTTTTAACGTCTAAAAAAAAATTTAAGAATAATTGTACCGATATTTGTTCCAGTTATAGACTTTATATTTTCCGAAATACTAAACAATTCCGTGGCTGCAATGATGAAGCTGACAGAATAGGTTATTTGCGATGGCAGTTGAAAAGTTATACTTGCCCCGTGAAATATCATTATACCGCAGAAATAGGTCACTACCTTTTGCGATGTGCGATAAAGCCCTTTGCTTGTTATTGCCTCTCCCCTTTTCCTTGCCGCCATGATTCCCGTGACTGTGTCGGCAAAAACAACAAAGATTGTAAAAATCAAAAAATGTTTGATGGGTAGGAAAAACGAGAATATAACTCCGCAGCAAATGGAATAGGCAATGCCATCGTAACCAAGTTTAAAAATGTTGTAAATAACTGCTTTCATTATTCAAGTTTTATTAACCTTACATCTCCATCCACCGTTGCAAACTTGCCATCAGCATATTTGTACAAGTCGTATTTAACACCGTTAAAGGCAAAGGAAACTTGATTAGTAAATGTAGATAAAAGAAGGTTGGTTGAAATGGTGTAAACCTTGCCATTGTCTGGGTTGAAGATTAAACGCTTGTTGTTGTTTAACTCAATAACACCATCAATGATTTCACCGTTAAAATTTAGCTTCCAGTCTCCGACAAACTTTGCCGTGTCTCGTTGTGCCGTTGTAAAATACACAGGCTTACCACTAATTTGAACGTGTAAGTCGTTGTAGTAATTTATCCTTTGCACGGCTTTGCCCTTTGTAATAATAGGCTTTGCATGAATGGCTAACGTGTTGCTTTGCCTTTCTGCATCGGTAACAAGGCTTTGAATGGCAGTTGCAGAATCGCCTAATATTTGTTTTGAGCCTGTGACAGTGCTATCAGACAAAGTCGTTTGCTGAATAATGTAATAAATGTTTCCTTGCTTTTGGATGTACACCGTGTCTTTGACAACATCTTGGGCAAAGGAAAACAAGGGAAGGAATAAAAATAGGTATCTCATTTTATTTATTTTCGAGGTTAATAATTCTTTGTTCAAGGGCTTTGATGAGCAGATTTTGCTCTTGTATGGCTTTGGTAAGTACTGGAACTAATTTTGTATAATCCATTGCCCACAATTCATTTGTTGTACCCATATTTACCGCTTCGGGAATTACTTCATATACTTCTTGTGCAATAAAACCTAAAGATTTGTAACTATTATTGTAATCAATGTTTAATAAATCATCTTCTACATAACTATCATGCTGATTATAATACGTAGGATTAAGTAAATTAATTTTATCTATTGCATTTATAATAGGTTGTCTATTAGTTTTTATTCTACTATCTGAATAAGTGTCCCAAGCATTTGCTTTTGCCTTTTGTGATGAGCTATTTTCTAATTGTAAATAATAATTTGCATCGGGAGCAGATGCGCTATTTATTCTAACTGTACCCATAACATTTAATAATGCAAGTGGACTTCCAGTTCCAATGCCTACGTTGCCACTATTTGTTACAGTCATTCTTGTTACACTATTTGTTGCTAAAACTATTGGAAAATTATTGTAATTATATAAATAACTTACACCACCTGTATGACCTACATAAAAGCCATTTCCACCTCCTGTACCAGTCCCACTTGTTTGATAAAGTGTTGAAGCATTGCTGTTATAAACATTTATAGTATTAGTTGGATTTGCAATTCCAATGCCGACGTTGCCTTCTTTTGTAATTCTTGCAAGTTCAGTATAAGTAATATTATTATTAGCTACGCCAATTCCAGCATTGGAAAATATATGGTCGCCTAAAAATTGTTCATATCGAGATGAATTACTCGCACCAATATATTTTGAACTTGCTCCTCCATCGTAATACCAGTTAGTGCCTAATGATAAATAATTAAAACCATCAGTTCTCCCAGCTAAAATAAGAGTTCCAACAGTTTTACCTAATTCAAATGTTTTATATACAGCCGTTGTTTTTGATACTGAATCTGTACTCCAATTTCCTAATGGAGAAATTAATAATTTAGCTGTACCATTAGTTGAAAATCCAAGTGTATTTGCTGCTGGTAAAAACATTCCAGTGCCCGTTAATGTTGATGCCGTTGGATTAAACCTTGTTGCCGTAACTGCGCTTGTAAAAGTCTTTTCTCCGTTTACCGTTTGCGTTCCATAGGTATTAACATAAGCAATAGAAGCCGTATCCGCTCCAAGTTGCCGCCACTTTCGTCCCGTTGCCGAAGCCTTGTAAGTATAAAGATTTATGTTAACCGTATCAAGTACAAAATAAGCAGCCGTGTCGCTCTTTACTGTCAAAGTAGTATCAGCAGCTACTCCCCGAAAAATAAGCCCATCGGCACTTGTCTGTTCTCCGAGCGTTATTTTTTGATTGCCATTGCTCGGATACTGTGCCCATGCAAGGCAAGGCAAAAGGAAGAGGAAGAGGGAAAGGAGTTGTTTCATGTTTTTTATTTTATTGCGAAAAATTCAATTTTAGTTACCGTTTGCGTATTTAATACGTTGTTTGTTGCTCCATCTCTTACAATAAAAGTAATATTTGTTCCGTCAACCTCTTTGACATTTACAATATTAGTTGTTGACGCTGGTAAATTTGCAAATGCCATTATAGGAGTAAAGTTAAAACCATGCGCAACGGTAATATTTCCATTTGCATCAGTTATTGCGTTTGTTACTGAGCCTCTACCAAAAAGCCCTGTTTGCGCCACCGTTGTAACTGTGCCAACCACATTGCTACCATCTTTGCCAAGTAAACTTGTTGGAGTTGCCGTGGTCGTAGAAAGGGTGACCGCTCCCGAAATTGTGCCGCCAGAACTATTGTACTTTAAATTTATTCTATCTGAAAGAAAGGTTGTGTCTGTTCCGCTTGCAGTCAAAATATTACTTGCAAGACTCAATCCTGTGCCAAGCGTAATATCACCTACACCATTATTACTTGTATTTTTACCAAGTAATCTATTTGAACCAGATACTGAGCCGCTTATAGTGATTTGCCCCGACATATTTACTTGGTTTCCAAATGTTTTAATTCCACTTATTGTTTGGTCTCCTGTTAAAGATACTTTGCCATCAATCCTACTTGACAAAGAAACCGTGTCACTTGGACTTAACTTTGCATCAATACGGGTTGATAAAGAGGCAGTATCAAGGTTGGT